TGAAGCTAATACTATCGGCACAACGTGTATTTGTTCCGCCATATTCATTATTCCCATTTTATTCCTCCGTTATTTATTTGTTACTAGGGGGGGGCAATTAAACTCCCCCCTTTAGTTCACTTATGCCCTTTCAGCCAAGTTAACGAATGGTGATAGAGTGTCCCCGCCATTAAACGGAGTGAGAGCCGATTTCCACCAGGGTTGACCGTCTACTCTGTAAACAAACCTAAAAACGGTCTCATCTGTGAGGAAGTTGACGTGGATTGAGGAAGCCCCCTGAACCCCACCCTTGTCAATCATGATATATTGGCTCAGGTCGGCAAGGAGTATATCCCCTTTATCACCTACATTGTCGCACTGCTCAATCGGGAGCACGGGTCTGCCCATAAGAGTTCCATAGGGTGCGCCAGAGATTCCGCCAGCGGGCATATAGACTGGAATACCACCGGTGCCAACAGCCAGAGACATTGAGAATAGTTGAGGTTCAACATCCTGACTAATCAGCCAGACAGCATTAGTCCTGCAAGGTGCGTAGAGTCTCGCCCACATCTTGATGATGTTCTCAAATATGACGGTATCCGCAGCTTGCCCAGTTTCTTTGGCAACTGAGATGACGCAAGGCGCATTCTCAATTCCTAGAGGCTTAGCTGCCCCATCTCCATTCAGGATAGCGTCAGTGATTTTGAAGTCAAACTCTTTGGTAAATGCCATCTTAATCCAGGCTTCAAGAGCGGGTGCATCTTGTAGAAGTTCATCGGTTGTATAGCACGCCCCGGCTAACTTTTTAAGCTCAAGTGCAATCTGGCTAAAAGCTGGCTGCGAAGCCGTCTTAGTTCCCGCTTCATTCAACCAGTAAGCCCTGATTCCGCCAAACCTAGAGCCATCAGCCCGTGAAGTTTCGGCAACTGCTGGTATTTTGATAGCGTTAGAGTTGGAGCTAATTGGCATCCGTGTTACTCTTGAGACCACGCTGGAATCAGCATAAACCTTTTCTAGCAAGGTCGTGGCGAAATCAGTCTGGACAAGGAATCCCCCCTCGCTCGGCTGTCCTTCGCTAAGCCCCGTAGGAGCTTTCAGTCTGGCATCGTGTCTCATTCCGCTAGTTACAGCGAAGTTCTTAACAGCCATAAGTTGTTCACCTAAAGACCCAAAGGGCTGATCGGCTTCGTCTTTGATAACCTCTATGGTTTCGCTAGGAGTGAACCGCTTTACAATCTGTTTAGCCAGTTCTTCCTCTACCTGTTTCTGGACACGCTCATCTACAATTGCTTGTATATCGCTATCCAGTTCTTGTTTCTGTTGTTCTGTTAACATATCTATATCCTCCTATTTAGATAATCTTTTAATTGCGTCTCTTATCTCTTGATAAGTGATTGTCTCTTCTTTTTCTATATCAACTGGAATGTCGCTTCCAGGGATGCGTAAATCCAGCCCCATTATAAATTTGCCATCTGAACCCTTATCCCAATGCTCAATTGGGGCACCATAACCCAAATTCTTAGCACCAATAGCCATTATTAGTTTGCTCATATCTTCCGGTATTTCGTCTTTTAGCTGCACGATAACCTTTTGGGAAAACTCTAAGGCTGATTCCTTAACATCATTTCCCATGCCATTCTCTTTTATGAGAATAGTAAGGTAATCTATTTCGTCTATAATTTCTTTCTGGCTTACTGCCTTTTCCCACGGTGGCTCACCCTTATCAAAATCTGCATAGTGGCGCTTAATATGAGACTTAGCTCCAGCTATATCAGAAGCTGGTGCATCTACACCACCCCTAGCCCCCATAAGAACAGCAGCGCAAGCCGCCACGCCTCTCCAAACCGTAGTATATCCATCGGCTTTATGATGCGGGAGCTTATAAGAAGTCTTATTCTCAGGGTCGCCGACTATTATGGTGCACATCTTCTTGAGGTCATCCACATCGGCTTTGGCAACCTCTCTAGCCGCATCCCATTCCCCTGTTTCGTCAAGGGGATATTTGTGATAAGGGATTACAGATTTAATCTCAATATCCTCATCAGGGTCAAACTTTTTCCCTTCGTGCTCTTTCACCCACGCCTTAGCTTTAGCCATTGTCCAGCCATGGTCTTTTCTAAACAGATAAGTTCTAACCTGCTTTTCTTTACCACAATATAGAGCTGAAATACCTTCTTTCTTTGAAATATCTATTGTGGCGGTTACTTCACAAGTCCTAACAGGGATACGAATAAATTCGTCTGTCTCTTCTGGCTTGGTTATGGCATTGTCTATTGATTCCTCAATGACTTTTGGTTCTTCAGGTTTTGTAATAGCCTCAAATTGCTTAGTTGTAATAACGCCATCTTCAACGGCATCCATTAAGGCATGGGGATTAGAAGGAATTGGCACGATGGAGATTTCTAATAGTTCTTGTTTGGTATAAGTCCGTCTGGGTGTTTTCTCCCCGCCATCTCCATCTTCCCATTTCTTAGGGATAAATCCCACCGATTCTGTTTTGAGATAACCGGTATTAACAAGCCGTTCTACAATATCGGCAAATTCGTAAGTCCCTTCAGGGGGGAACTCAACAGTATTTTTGAGCTTGCCATCTTTAACCCCGATATGAGCAGCCTTACCTATTGGGAGTGTTCGGTAGTCGTGGGCATACATTATAACTGGGTTCTTTTTGAAGTTTCGTAAATCCCAGCCTTCAACATCAATCACCTCCCCGTCCCTGTCCATATCAGCAGTAGAAGCAGTAAATTCATATTGACGCTCACCTACTTTTTTAACTTCTACATTTTCAAATATTTTATAAATAGTGTCCATTATACCCCCTGTATTTTTATTATTGCTAGGAGGATTAGTATCAGACAGAGTGCTCCTATTGCTATTGCGAAACGAGGACAACCTCTAGACACAATTATTGGTTCACTGTCAGGTGGCAACTTATAAGGCAATGACATAATAATAACCCCCTATTCTATTGATACCCCCATCGCCCCACTTTGTTTTAATATATCAATAATATTTTGGCGGTTGGACTCAACACTCGGAAACAGCCAGGGGTAGGGTGGCATATTTACTGTTCCGTGTTCTAACCATTTGCCATATTTGACATTAGTGCCTATGACAACTTCCCCATCCCCGACTTCGTGTGTAATTGAGCCTAGTAAATTACCTGTTTTAATTTGAGGATGTTCATTACCAGTTTTACTAACATTCAAACCCGCTTGCTTTTCAACAAGTCTACCAACTTTTTCCAACCCTTTTTGTAGACCAGTAAGGATTTCCTTTTCACGCTCTTTACGATAAGATTTAACAATAACAGCTTCACTCATTAGTCTACCCCAACCCATCTTTTCTTCTAGCCATGTCTCGCCATAATTCAAATTTGATAGGGTCTTTTATTTTAGACATATTACTCTGACGAAAACCATCGGCAACGGCAGTTAACGTGTTTAGGAATTAAACCATGCGCTTCTTTAGTAGGGATAATTCTGCCATCTTCAATCGCACATTCAGGACAACTATCTGGTGCTGAAAACCACTCTGATTTATCAACCCCCTCTAACTCATATCTATGTAAATGTCCCTCATTATAAGCTGAAATAACCTCAGTCCGTGAAATCATCTCTGCCCTCATGTGAGCATTCCCCTCAAAGTATCCTTCTATTCTCTTGGTAAGTTGCTGTATAGACTCCCCTGCCTCAAAGCCTAATGAAAGTTCGTGCCTTAAAGCCTCTAATGTAGTTTTATTGATAGACTTGGCTAGAGTTAAGGAACGCTCGGCTATCCAGCCTTTGGCGAAGGTGTCCAGTTGTTTTATTGTCATACAGCCTCATTGAAAGCACTCTCATAAACCAACTCTATAGCAGGTTCAAACCTCTTAGCGGTGTTCTCATCTATTAAATCATTTGGAAGTGTGCCCTGCTTTTCATATTGTTCTACCACTTGTTTCTTCTGCTCATCAAAGACGCTTTCAAAGACTTTCTTAAACATTGTCTCTTGCCTCTCTGTCTTTTGAGCATATCTTTCCCAGTGTGTTTTCTTCTGGTCGGGGGTTAAACCCTTAGATTTGGGTTCTTCTGGCGGAGCTGTCTTACCACTAACAGGGGTAGGTATAAGATTAAGGGGCACTAACAAGACATCCCCTGAAGGTAATATGCCATATCCCTGCATACTGCGAGCTTCGTTAATTGTTAAATATCCCGCCCTCATCCCTGACTCGGCAGAAGCTATCTTTTGTTCTACAGTTTCCTTGACTACTTCCTCAAAGCCTAGTTTTAGCTTCTCTGATTTCCTAAATAATGGAACTAA